GCCTTGGATGCCTTGGATGCCTTGGATGCCTTGGATGCCTTGGATGCCTTGGATGCCTTGGATGCCTTGGATGCCTTGGATGCCTTGGATGCCTTGGATGCCTTGGATGCCTTGGATGCCTTGGATGTCTTGGATGCCTTGGATGCCTTGGATGCCTTGGATGTCTTGGATGCCTTGTTGACAACATGAGCAACAACATTCTTGGGTTCAGGTTTGGATGCAATGCGCGCAACAGGAGCAACCACCTTGGGTTTGGAAGCAATGAAGTCACCACACACCTTATTTTTCATGGTGGTGAAAGTGATTTTAATGGCAGCTTGTGCAACCTTGCACTTCATGTCGTGGCACTTTGCATTGTTGAGACAGGACAAAATTTCCTTATTGCAATTTGCGCTGCGATTTAATCCACAGCACTGGTCATGTGCTTTGCAGCACGCATCAAGCGAGTCTTTGGGCATCACCCCCCATTGGCACTTGGGTCCTTCAGCGCCTTTGAACTTTTGGCCTCCGCAGTAGTTGGGACCGCAGTAATTTCCATACACCTTGAACCCATTTTCTTTGGCCTTGACAATAACGGGAGCCACTGCCTTGGCAATGGGAGCAACCACATTTGCAAGAGGTAACACAACCTTGGCAATGGGAGCAACCACCTTAGACACCTTGGACACAACAGTTTGAACCTTGTTGGCAACCTTGGGCACAACAGTTTGAACCTTGTTGGCAACCTTGGGCACAACAGTTTGAACCTTGTTGGCAGCCTTGGACACAACAGTTTGAACCTTGTTGGCAACCTTGGGCACAACAGTTTGAACCTTGTTGGCAGCCTTGGACACAACAGTTTGAACCTTGTTGGCAACCTTGGGCACAATCTTTTTGGGAATTGGAGCATCCGTGTTGAACTTTCGCATATCAACAACCATGTTTGGACCAGGTTCGCAACCTGCCGCAAAGTAGCAGCGAGACCCGATTGGTTTCCATGCCAGCTGCCATTTGGAGAGGGGAGAGTTGGGACCGTTGTAACCCGACATTTCCCATTGCTTGGCACCGCGATTCACATTCATGATTTCGCCACTGGGTGAAAAGTAATCAGCCGCATTTTTGGCGCCGTCGGCGTTGCCGCAAATGCCGCCCATGCGGCCATAGTGGCTGGCGGGCGTGCTCGTTTCAAGCACACCGCAGTATCCACCTGTGATGAGAACGCCAAACCCTTCAGGGGTCGACATCTTCAGTCCAAGAGCAGAACTCTTTGCACTGCGCCACTCCACGGTTTGCTTTCCGTAACGAATGCTGACGCCTCCAAATTTGACGGTTTCATCCCGTTTCAAACCCATTTCCACACCATTCACGCGAATTTTGCCCAAATTTGACACGTCCGCTTCAATTGTGATCTGATTGTATCGCACAAGCGCGCCCGTCATGCAGGACGGCACTCCAACATTGTTGGCGCCGTTCTTACGCATTTTTTCTTGCACTTCAAACACGCCGTCGCGAGACGTGGCGATGGTGTAAATGCCGGGTTCCTGAATGTGAAAGAAATCGCCGTCATAATTGGTGCAGTGAGGGTCGCCCGATGCCACGCAAAACCGGGTGCTGGGAGACGCAACCTTGTTCTTGGCCGCAAACTCCATGGCAGAGACGGCGCTTTCTTTGGCGATCGCTTCGCTTTTGGTGACGCGCATGTCTTCCAAGCAGCCGCTGTACACGTCGGCATTGTTCTGGATGCCGAGCGATTTGCAGAATGTTTCAGCAGATGCGCCGCTGGGGGATTTAATCCATTCATTCAATGCGGCGGAAGTAGCTGCGGTTGCAATCAGGCTCTTGATCGCAGTTTTGACAGCAATCTTGGGCTTGGCAACGGCCTTGGGCTTGGCAACGGCCTTGGGCTTGGCAACGGCCTTGGGCTTGGGCTTGGGCTTGGCCACAGGTGCAGGAGCAGCCTTGGGCTTGGCCACAGGTGCAGGAGCAGCCTTGGGCTTGGCCACAGGTGCAGGAGCAGGTCTGGGCTTGGCCACAGGTGCAGGAGCAGGTCTGGGAGCAGGAGCAGGTCTGGGAGCAGGAGCAGGTCTGGGAGCAGGAGCAGGTCTGGGAGCAGGAGCAGGTCTGGGAGCAGGAGCAGGTCTGGGAGCAGGAGCAGGTCTGGGAGCAGGTCTTGATCGCAGCAAGTGACGTCCATCAGAGTGAGTCGCATTCACAGTGAAATCAGTCATAGTTCCATTCAAGTCAGTGACATTCCCATTTAAATCAGTCGCATTTATATCAATGAGATGAGTCGCCGCAGTGGCATTCATGCGGTTCAGCTCAATGTCAACCGGAACACTGGCTGTCATGGACAGTGCGCACAACAAAAGCAAGCACGGAACGAATTTCATGTTAAGCGAGTGGGGGTTATGAATTGTGATGATATAAAAAGTTTAAGTTGTTTTGACCCATTGAAGTTTTGAAGGCGCCTTAATGCATGATATTGTTGATTCTGAAAAGATATAAAAAAAATGTGCGTAGTATAATAATACTCTGCAAAGCACACCTCCATCATGTTTCACCAAGAACAACCACAAGAACAACAAGAACAACCACAAGAACAACCACACGAACAACCACAAGAACAAGACAATCACAAACAAAAACAAAAACAAACCCCAAGAACGAAAAAGAACACCATCATGAAGAAATGCGTCATTGTTCGCATGCCCGACTGTTCAGAATACGCCGATTTCGCGAAATCCGAACACAAAGTGAATGAATTAAAAGAAATATGCAAGCACCATGGCATCAAATGCAGCGGCACCAAGCTGGAATTGAAGGACCGCATTTACACGCATTTGATTCAATCGCATTTCATCAAGCGGATTCAGCGCGCAATTCGCCGAAACTTCATCAGGCAGCATAAAAAAATGAGCGGACCTGCGTACAATGACCGGTCGTTGTGCGTGAATGACAACGATTTTTACAGCATGGAGCACATGAGCGACATTCCGCGCAACCAGTTCATCAGCTTCAAAGACGAAACCGGAATGGTGTATGGGTTTGACGTGATGTCGTTGCACACGTATTATGACACTGAACTGAACAATGGGCATCATGTGCCGTCCAACCCTTACAACCGCATACAGTTTCCGATCACGCTGCGCCGTCAGATGCACCGTAAAATCCGGCTCACCGACATCCTTGGCGTGCCCTGCAAAATTGAAGAAGACCCCGAGCCCGTGATTTCCATGCAGGAGCGGGACGATCAAATACTGTTTGTCGCATTTCAGCAAATCAATTCGCACGGTCACTACGCCGATTCTGCGTGGTTCGGTGAGCTCAATATTGCGCAAATCATGCGGTTCATGCGAGAACTGGCCGACATATGGAACTACCGAGCACAAATCATACCGCAACTAAAACTGGACATTTGCCCTCCGAATGGCGATCCGTTTCGCTACGTGGATCTGCGCGGCATTCATCCCGACATGATTAAGCACCAGGGCATTCAAGTCATAAACACCTTTGTGACAACGGGCACAACTCGCGACAGCCAGTCGCTGGGGGCGTATTACGTGCTGTCGGCGCTGACCCTCGTGAGCCACGACGCACAAACGGCAATGCCGTGGCTTTATGAATCGGTGGTTCACATTCCGTAAATGAAATTCGCGCAGAACCATTGAACAAACATTAAGGAAACCCAACGCAAAATGACATGACAACTGCATGTCAAATTGCATTAAACATTTAATTCGTAAAACGGCTTAAAAAGACATCTGTATGTAGGGTATAAACGAATACACAATGGCCAAGACGACTAAGACCTCGGCGACCACCGCCTCTGCCTCCGCTTCTCCCGCTCCCGCTGCTTCCACTGCAGCCCCCGTTCCTGCCGCTGCTGCTCCCACCGCCAAGGTTGTCAAGCCCAAGACCACCAAGGCCGCCAAGGAGCCTGTTGCTGTCGCTGCTCCTGTTGCCGTTGCTACCGACGCTGCTACCGACGCTGCCGTTGCCGTTGAGGAGGTTGTTCCTTCCACCGAGTCCATCATTTCTTCCCAGTTTTCTTCCATTACCGCCAAGTTGCAGCAGGTTGTTGCCTTTGCTGCCTCCCTCCGCTCTGAGCTCCGCGCTCTTGAGCGCCTTGCCGTCAAGGAGCTGCGCACTGCTCAGAAGGCCAGTGCCAAGAAGCGCCGCAAGGTTGGCAATCGTGCCCCCTCCGGCTTCGTGAAGCCTACCCCCATTTCCAAGGAGTTGGCCGAGTTCCTTGGCAAGACTGACGGATCCGAGATGGCCAGGACCGAGGTCACCCGCGAGATCAACGCTTACATCCGCAACCACAGCTTGCAGGACAAGGAGAACGGCCGTCGCATCAATCCCGATGCCAAGCTGAAGTCTCTTCTTAAGCTGAAGAAGGGTGAGGAGCTCACTTACTTCAACTTGCAGCGCTACATGTCCCCCCACTTCGCTGCCAAGGGTGCTGCCGCTGCTGCCGCCGCCGTTGTTGCCACTGCTTAAAAGTGTAGCATCAAATGCACTAAAACTCAAAACCACTAAAAAAACATGCACTAAAACTCAAAACGCACCAATAAAATAAAAATCATTTCGTTTTTATTTTAACACATTCAAATGCTAATGCTTGAACCCAAGATGAATGCGTTCTTGATCAATGCACAAATATGAAATTTTCATGTGACATGACGTCGTGCAACAATGCATGATTGTGTTTTGCATTTACAGGCGCGATGAGTGCCAGGTGGGTTGGCATGGTCCCTGTGTCAAACATGTTGTAAACCGTCATGGTGTTGTCGTAGTCAAACCGAATCCGATGGTTGCAATTGTTGCAATTGTTGCAGCTGTGATGCAACCATGTGTAAAAGTCCGGTGCAAACACGTCGTCGCTTTCTTCCGCATCTTGTCGGCATTTTTTGTACTGTCTGAACAAATGCAGAGCAACCTTCAGGTTCAGTCCGTGCATTGGTCCAGTGTGGTAGTCTGTTCCCGACACAACGCAGATTTGGCGAAATTCGGTCATGTTGATTCCAAGCACATTCAAAATTTTAGGCATATCATACATTGTGATCGTTTGATCAAACAAATTGATGTGTCGCAACACGCGGGTGCAACCGTAAACAAACAAATCCGTGTCGTCCGACACGCATGCATACGCTTTGCGTTTTATCACCATCTGCGCACACAGAACATCCGCTTCTCCTTCAGCCACAATGTACTGAACCCCCAATGAGCGCATCAAGGTCTTCACCCGTTCAAAATCGGCGTCACTGATTCGTATGAATCGTCTGCGAAGCACTTTGAGCGCATGCACTTGCTCCTTGGTGAAGTTGGTTTGTTTGGCTTGGTTGGCTTGATTGGCTTGGTTGGCTTGGTTGGCTTGGTTGGTGGCATCACCGATCTCGTCGCGGTTGTTGAGGTCCCGAACGTATCGGTTGTACTGCATTTCAGCAATGTGTTTCAAACGCCTGCGCTTGTTCAGCGTCTTTCGCTTTTCCTCGGGGGGTTTGCCGTCAAAGACGAACAATGCCACAATGCCGTGCATTTGGAAAAACGACATCATGGAATACATGTTTTCCAGCAGCGCACCGTCTGCAATGAAACGATACATGAAGATGCTTGCATCCACCACCACCGTTTTGCCTGACAGCTCATTCAACTGCATGGTTTTGACTGCATCCGAGCACTCCTTGCGGATGAATTGATTCAAATGTTTAATGCCCATGGACAAATTGATTAACACTTCAGGACACAATGCAATAAATTCAAATCAATTTTTTGCATAAAAAAAATCACAGCGTGGTTTGTTCATGGGTTGGAATGTACACCGTCATGCGCATGGATGATCCCAGCACATTGGCATCATGATCATGCTGCGGGACATCATTGCGAGAATCCGAATGCTTCTGCTTGCAATGGCGCAACAGTTCCATGAAGCCATTGAAATTGGACACAATGGTGCGAAACTGCATGATGTTTTTTTTCGTCTTCGTGAACGGGTTGTTTTTGTAGCACCACACCATGAATTCTTCCGGAGAATGCAGTAAAATGTGGGTCAGTATGTAATATGCAAACACATTTGTGTTTTCGCGGTATTTTTCGGCAACAATGGCGCGATTCGTTTCACTCGGGGTTGCAAGAATGTCGTGTGAAAGATCCGCGTATTGCAATAGTTTTGCGCACTGTCGCTGCGCAAATTGCGCATTTGCGTGCAGCCCCTCCATGACGCACTCCATGAACACTTGCAACTGCAACGGCGTGGCGGGTGTGCCATCGTTTTTGTTGTCGCCTTCAAAACAAACGAATATCACGTTCAAAATCCGTGCCCAGATTTCGCAATACGTTTCGTAAATGCGGACCGGATGCGAAATGGCATAGGTGCGTTGCAACAAGCGTTGCATGTCCGCATCCACTCCCACCGGCATGTCGCTCTCAATGAATGAGAGACCCAGCGCGTGAAACAGCTCGTGAATGAGCACCTTGAACCACTCCTCCCGCCGATACACGATCACGTCATTGGTTTTGGCGCAGTGGTACGACAACCCGGTGTTGGCGTGTTCCGCATCCAGTGGCAGCCCCTTCTGCAAGGGGAACCGCTTTTTAAAATCCGTCAAGTAAATGTAAATGCTCAGTGTGGACGAGCACGTGTTGCGGCTGGCGTGCAGCGAAACCAGGTGCAGCAATGCACACACGCGCGTTGCGTGCGCCTGCATGTTGACCATGTCCAAGTCTGATTTCTGCTTGTTGAATTCAACAAAATGCAGCACCACGTTGCGGTCACCCACGCTGAAATTGTAAGTGATGGACACACCGGGTTCGTTCATGATGTGGTCCCGTATTTCATTCGGAAAAAAATCGGAATCGTCGGAGTTGGAAGGACGCGGCAAATTTCTTCGGGAATCCACCGTTTTTATAACGGGTTTCAAGCTTATGCTGTGACAATCCGCGTATGCATGTCGCATGTCTGAATGCAGCACGCGCAGCGCCTTGCGCAAAGCACTGGGAGTCATTGCTCTCAAACGCAATTGATAATATAATGTAATGATATATTGTGTTTTCATTATATTTGAATTTTTATTTCGTTTCGGCTGTTATTGTTTTTTAATACTTTGATTTTGCACGTGTGCAATACTTCGTCAACTTGTGAATTAAACTGACCGTAATACATGGTTGCTAATTAATGCGATTGTAAAATATTATTATTATAAAACGTTATCATCAATGCATGTCTATTTTTTGTGTTTTTCTTGCTGCAGCCGGTGCCGTACGCGCATCAGCTCGTCGCACGTAATCGGCGGCTTGCCGCGCCTGAACTGCACCAGCTTGGCGTTCCGTGTGTTCAGCAGCATGTCCGCCAAGTAGGAGTTCTGGCTGTACTTGGCGTATTGCGCATCCTCGCGCTCCTTTTCTTCGCGCGCGCCGAAGTCCGCGTCGGTCTGAACGTCCTTGTGCTTGTCCTGCACCAACGTCACGCTCTTTGACAAATCCGAATCCGAATCCAGCGAGAAGTGCAGATAGTGTTTGGGATTCTCTTTGCGGAACCGGCAGCCCTGCATGTAATGCTCCAGCGTGCGCCATTTGTGGTCATCCAGCACAAACAACGCCTTTTCACGGTCGTCCCCAGGCGGCTCCCACACGTTGGACAACATCTTGCGCCACTGTGGGGTCTCCTTCGCCAACTCAGCAAACTTGGGAATGTCGGCGCGCTCAATGGTTTCGCCCGACCCCGTGCCCGGCAGCGGCTTGTCCATGCTCTTGCTGTAAAACTGGAACACGATGGCGTCGTCGTACAAGGGTGCATGCGCCGAGTTGGCCGGCGCCAATGAATGGTCGGCACTGGTGCGGACCGCTTGGTCCTCCTCCACCCCCTTCAGTCCCAGCTCCTCCTCGCGAAACGTGCGGAACTGCGGGATCAGGTTGTAAGGCCCCGCGTTGCGCTCCATGCACTTTTCGGTCACCATGACTTTAATGTCGTACGGAATCTCTCGGAATGTCAACAGCGCTTCGTCCTTGTATGTAACGAGCTTGTAGTGTACCCCCGTGTGCTCCGCCATGACGTAGAACTCGGGTTCAAACGTGCCTTGGTCTTCCAGCACGCGGTCGTTCAGCTGGCCGCACTGCAGCACGCCGCCCATTTCCCCCGCGTGGAACCGCTCCGACGACAGAATGATGAGCTTCACGCGGAGGATGCGCTCCAGGGTGGAAATGGCCCACGTGTCGGCCCAAAACGCGCACGACTTCAGCATCTCTCGGAAATCTTCCAGCGTGTTCACGTTTTTGATGAAGTGGAAATCCTGCAGCAGCTCCTTGCTCAGGGCCAGTTCGGCCTTGAGCCGCTTGAACTGCGCGGCATTGCGGCGCGACTCGGCAATGATGGCCTGCTGCTCCTTGGCCTCCGTGGTGCGCTCCAAGCGCTGCTTCAATTTCGCGTTCGCATCCATTAGTGTTCGCATCTCTGTCGTCGTGCTCGCAATGGACTCCGACGTGGCGGTGTAGTTCAATCTGTAATTTTGAAACACGTCTTCGGTGGCTTCCGCCGCCAACTTGCGCCGGAGTTCGGGCACTTCCACGTACTTGCCCCGGGTGCGATACGCGTCGCGAATCACGGCAAACAAGCAGTCGCCGCCGCCCTCGTTGTCCTTTATTCCAAAGTGGTTGTTCTGCATGTGCGTCTGGATCCACGGTTGACTGGGCTGCTTCTTGTATTCCGCGTGCTCGGCCTCGGCCGTGTCCTTGGTTTGGGGCGGCAGGGCGAGCGCCTTCATCTTGGACCGCAGCGCTTCGTCATCGCCTTTTTCTTTTTCTTGCACAGCAGCAGCAGCAACGTCTTCCAGCGCGGCAGTCATTTCTTCTGGTTCAGCAGCAACTTCTTCGGTTTCAGCGGCGACAAGTTCAGCGGCGACAAGTTCAGCGGGTGCCTTCTTTCCACGACTGTCGGCCTCCAACATGGCGGCGGTGACAAATGAATACATCAAAGGATGCGGCAGCTTGTCAATGTCCAAGTCGTCGTCTTCGTCTAAAACATCGCTGGCTTGGTCCGCCCGGATTTCAAACACGCCAATCTGTTTCACAACGCGATCGTCGGTGTTGATTAGGTACATGGGATAATAAAGGATGTCCTTCTTGTCGGTTTTGCCGCGGCCGATTGCGATGCGAATCTCCTTGCCTAAAAGTTCCACTTCGTACATCGCGGCATCATAGTCGGCGTCATCCCGCTCCAACTGCTTGTACTCCCGATAATTGATGTATGGATTCAGTTTTGAACGGACCATGTTGAGAGATAATGATGCAAAACCGTGTTATATAATGCAAGCGTTGTTATATATTGCATGCATTATAAATTTGTATTTATTCCATTTATGGTTCATTTGTTATTTGTTATGCCTTATTGTTTCCTGTTTGGACGGCAGCACATGAGATAACACCGCGCAATCGTAGCAATTCCAAAAACCACTCCGACGATGATGAAAATGACGTGAGTGATTGGCATTGGTGCTGACATATAGTATTTGTGTTTTTTAAATCCATGTGATGCGTGAAAATTTTATCATGTCCTAATGTAAATGCATTGCCCACACGATGAAAACCAAAACCAAAACCAAAACCAATGAGAAGCGGTTTAAGCGAACCAAATGCAACAATAAACGCAACCACAACAAAACCCGTTGCAATGCGAATCGTGTTCGCAAATGCAACAAACATCAATCCAAAACCCAATCACGCCGTCAATTCGGCGGTGCATTTGAATCATTCATCACAGCAGATGATAACATTATAAATGGGCGCAAAGGAATGGACGTGAAAGTTGAAGTTGACACCACTGGCAATCCAGTATGGTGGTTGATTGGAGGAAACAAATTGTATGATCCAACATTTGCAGAGCTAAAAAAATCCGGTGCAAAAGAAGGACGTTATAATGCGTTCATTCAAAGATTAGGTGAACTAGATATTAGGTTTGAGTTCACTGACCCATCTTCACAAAAAGGAATCAAATTATCACATGCACAGTTTTGCAACATGTTTATAAATGATCCAGTCCCCGAACTGCATTACCCTGTGCTAATGAAAAGATTTGCAAATCGTGTATACAAATGCACAGCAACCGCGACAACAGCAACAGCAACCGCGACAACAGCAACAGCAACCGCACCAACAGCAACCGCACCAACAGCAGCAGCAACAGCAGCAGCAACAGCAACAGCAGCAACAGCAACCGCACCAACAGCATTCATGCCGTCAGATGAAGCGGTTAAACAACTCACGAACATGGGGTTCGATCGTGAACCCAGTGTACAAGCATTAATTAAATCCAAAGGTGACATTAATGCTGCAGTTGAGCTTCTTAGTTCTGAATCAGCTGCAGTTGCAGTGGCAGAACCAATAACAACAAAATACATTAAACAAATTGACCAAATCATCAAATTGAATCTTGGTTTTACTCCGCGAGACATTGCACAAGCATTAGATAGTACAGGCGGAAATGTGGATGATGCAGTGACGATTTTGTTGTCTCATGCCGCATCATCTGCACCATCTGCATCTGCAACAGCATCTGCGCCATCTGCGCCATCTGCATCATCTGCACCATCTGCATCGCTTTCACCAGAGCAAATCAAACAAGCATATGATGCAATACCGGTGGACTTGAAAAATCCGGACATGTTTGTTGTAAAACATGTGAAACCCAATTCATTGTTGGCAAAACCAGTTTACAAGCTGGACACCGATCGTAATTTGAAGGCATTCGCAGGATTTGATGGTTGGCAAGTGGTGCAAACAGTAGGGGACGGCAATTGTTTAACCCATGCATTTTTACAGTGTTTATCTCCAATGTATGGAAGAATAAAAGATGCGGGGTATGCCGTCAAATATGAGGTTGCACGGAAATTTCGTGAGAAATTTTCTCAGACAAGTTATTTAGCGCGTGATGAAAATTTATATAAGGCCGGCAATTACACCGGAAATTTAACCGATCAAGAAATATTGGATTATTCCAGATTATTTAATGTGATAACGGTTGTATTTGAACAGGTTAATGCCAACCCAGATATGACAAATCCAATTATTGTGCACAATTTTCTCCGTGAATCTTCAAAAACGACTGATACAGTGATATTCATTCATGGTGACGGTATGCATTACTCATCAGTGTTGCCATCAACTGGCAAATTCAGAATGACTCTGGGCGAAGCAAGACAAATTACAGGATTACAAGGTTCATTGTCATGATTGATGTTTGTTTTTTTCATTCAAAAGGTGCCGATTCTTGACGCATGATCTCCCGTTTCTCATCAATCGTCAAGTGACGAATTTGGTTGAGCGGGTCGTCCGCATTCGGGTCGTAGTTCGGATCGGTCAAGGAGCCCCGGTTTGCAAAGAACACGTCCATGACGGACACCATTTTGCTCATAGGTTCCGCTGTGATTTCCTTATCATGATAATTGAACCATTCTTCCACGCAAATGAGGTCTTCTTCAAACGGTTCCACGCTTGGATCATGCTTATTTATGGATTTGCGAGTGATCCACGAGCTGATGAACCAACGCGTGTATCGGAACGGCCTACCTGAATTCGTGCGATCCGATTTTCCCGACTCGTCGCGGCGTGTCCGATGCACCCAAATCGGGATCCGGAATTTGTTGGAACGTTCCGATTCCAGGCGGAACCGCCAAATGGGAGCCAACGGTTTGTAAAGTGCTTGGCGAAAATGCGGGGCGCACTCGGTGCAGTATCGGTACCCCTCCTTGAAATTGTCGGTGCATTCGCCATAAATGTCGTTCCCGGAGGATTGCATGTCGCCGCACAGGTAGCATTTGCGCGCATAAATGAAGCACATATACATGGGCGGTGGCAAAACACCAGCACCATACCAGTCAATTTCAGATTGATCGTACAACCGGGGATCAATTGTGCGATGCGGCAATTCATGATTGCCAAGACGATGCTGTGTGATTAATTTATTGTGATCGCACAAATGCAGTGGCGTGTCGGCGCAGTTCCTAGTGGTTGGCGTGATTGGCGTAGTTGGCGTGATTGGCGTGATTGGCGTAGGTGATGGTGATTGGTGGGAGTCACTGGACGGCACGTTCAGCACCCGAACGACCGCATACATTCCATCAGGTTCTCCTGGAATTTGACAAATGGCATGAGACATTCCCTTAATTCCGACGGGTGAAAGTTGCATTGTTTGCATGACGGCGCAGTGGTTTTATTGCCTTTTATATTTTAAGTCGTTTCAATTTTATTTGAATATATGAAGTTCAAAAAAAAACAGTGTTCCTTATTATTCATTGTTCATTGTGGTTCATTGCATTTTCACCCACTCTGCGGGAAACAAGTCGCGCGTGTCGTGTTTCAACGCTGGACCAAACCACGTGCTCGGGTAGCACACCACTTTGTCCGGGTTCTTATTGAGGTAAGCCCCCCACCAGCTGAACGTGCTGTTTGCAATGATGTTATTATCGCACACGCTCATCAACATCATCTGCTTCCAGTCTTCAATCATGTCGGGCACTTTGTGGAACCGGCACCGTCGCGCAAATGCGGGATCGGCCTTTAATTGTTGCATGTGATCCACGATGACCGCGTTGTCGCGGGTTTCACTGAAAATCAGCACGTTGATTTTGTCAATGCCGGGCACACGGTCCACAATGTGTTGCAACGCCCGCTGGTAATACTCCAATGACAAAATGGGGTGCGCTTCTTGTATGTGCACATAATCCCCGATGCGAAAGTGCATCGCAATTGTGACTGCCTCGCCAGAAAACCACACGCTCTCCGCAAACATGGATTTGATTCCGCGTTGTTGTTCTTTCAACTGCAACTTGTCATAAATCGCGTCTTGCACGTCGTTGAAATACTTGTGGCTTTGAAAATAGCCGACCAGCTTCAGGGGCGTGGCATTCATGGCTGTTTTGCCAGGCAGCTTATTGTAGCGAAAACTGGTTTCTTGATGGGTGGGCAGCTGCATGAAGCGCTGCACATTGGCCTGACTGGAAAGCACCGTCATTGGTGTTAAACTGTGAAACAACGTGTTCCAGTACGTCGCACGTTTTCCGGTGGCATCTCTCGTTGTGTAAAGGAAATAACACGCGTCGTCGTTGCGAATGGCCGCAGCCAGCGTGGCAAATATCTGGAACAGCTGGTTGCCGAGGCCGCCGTTTATGAGAACCGTGATCATTTTTGCTTAATTTGCATACCATACAATTATGCATTTAAATTAATATTGTTGGCATTTGCAATCCATTCAATCCATGCAATCCATGCAATCCATTCAATGCCGTTTTCTGCTTTTGGTGTGTTCACGAACGGTTGGCAATCCGTAGTCCAGCCATCCCGCCACGGGCACCCCTTGCACGGGGGACAAGCCGTAGCCGTATTTTATGGAGGTCACGTTGTATCCCAGCATTTTCAACAAGGTCAATACTTGACTGCTCGTGTGTCCCACATAACAAATCAAAAAGATCGGTTTGTCCTTGGGCAACTTGGCCAAGTTTTTTTCATCCAACACATTCATCCAAAAGATGTTTCTGGAGCCCTTGATGTGCATTTTTTTGTATTCCTTTTCACTCCGCAAATCAATCAACAAGTAATTCTTCTTTTTCACAACGTAATCGTTGTAAAAATCAATCGGGGTTATGTAATTCCAATCGTCCTTAATGCTGTGCAAATACTCTCTCAAACCGCTTAAGGACATGATTGACATGTGCATATGTATATAATGTTAAAATATAATGTGATAATTCGGAGCAATTCATTGGGATTGGACTTGGACGTGTGATTGGACTTGGACGTGTGATTGGAGTTGCGTGTATGATGGCAGCGCGTCAATGTCCATGATGTGCGGCTTGCCATTAATCTGTTTGCGCTGAATGGCAAAGCGCGCAAACATGGGTTTGCTCAGTTGCTCGTGCGGAACAGCACCGTGCACGGTGCGCGCGATCATTTTATAAAGTTTGAATTCGGGGTACCGCTCGTCGCCGTTTTTCTTGTAAAGAACGTTGCGCCCCTTGTCGTCTTTGAGCCACTCCACCACCATGCTGGCGACCCGGCTTTCTTTCAGCGTGTCCGCATAGTCGTGCGCGTCCCGGATGTCTTCCACGAAGTAGTCAAACAGCGAGCACGCCAGGCGGCACAAGTCAAAACTGGAGTTGGGTTCCAGGCGCGGTTTTTTCGGGTTCATGTAGGGTTCACAGTTGTATTGCGAGGCGGCGTCCCCGGTGCGGTCAAAGCTGTCGCTCACCATGGTCTGGCCCCGGTATTTGTAAATGGCGCGTCCGAAATCAATGATTTTCATGATGCGGCCGTGCGTGGGGACGCGGTAATACACGCCCTTGTGCAAATAATGCAGGAACTTCTTCTCGGTTTTTATAAACATGATGTTGTTCGTGTGCAGGTCGTTGTGCGTGAACGCAAACATGTGTTGATACGCCACCAGCGTCATGATGATCTGCATTAGCGCAGCGGCCCATTCGGCTTCGGTGAGCTCATTCCGGCCGTACATCAAGCTGTCCAGCGTGTTGTCGCACTTTTCCATGACAATGGCGTGCACCGGGAAATTGAAGATGTGGGCATTGTGCACTTCGTCGTCATCGTCGACGTCCGAATCGCTCTCCTCATCGGTGCCGCTGCCGCTTTTGCTGTCGTTTCCATGATCACCGGCAGCACTGGCACTGTCACTGCTGCCACTCTCACTACAAGAACCATCATCATCATTGTGACCATGGGACCGTTTTTTGAATCCGTCGTGGGTTGACAATCCAGAATCGGAAGAGCGAGAGGAACAAGAGTCGCTGTCATCCGCATCCGCGGTTGAATGGTTGCACCCATTCACGACATCTATGCATTGAAGCGTGGCTGCATCCAATTCCGAAAGCGGTTCCAATTCCGAAAGCGGTTCCAATTCCGAAAGCGTGTGCGACGTGTCTTCACTGAATATGGCGTTTGCATTCAAATCGTTCAAATCGTTCAAATCGTTCAAATCGTCCAATTCCATGTCATCCGATAGTGTCAGAATGGGTTTATCGGTGTGAGATTTAATTGTTCCGAATGGAAAATCATCCACGCGAAACAGCTTGTCCTTGTGTTCCAAAAAGAAATCGCACGTGCTGAAATATTCCAGTTCGTCATACACGTTTACCGTGAATTCATTTTGGGTTGCCAAGCAAGAACCGTAAAAATCAAGGCCGTGCACAAACCCGTGCGTGTGCAGCGTTTGGCTGCTTAAATATGTGAAGAATGCATCCACGTAAGACGAATTGTTCGGGTCGTGCATTTTTTTTTGATGCATTGATGTTGACGTATTCATTTCAGTGGGTTCATGCGAAGGAAGCACGAGCAAATCAGCCGACTGCATGTCATATTTGCCCGACATGTACTTAATGGGATCCAGGAGTGGCGAATACTTGATGAATGCCGGCATTTTCAAAACGGATGCATCCTCTGCATCGGTTTTCAGCGTCGCGTTCACCACGTTCTTGCCAACAATGTCCGTGATTGATGCAAGCTGATGCCGGTGATTCAAACCAATGGAGTTTTGATTGGACTCGGACAGTAGAAAAAAACGGCGGTAAAATGGAACATAGTTTTGCAAATTGCGCAATCCCGTTTTGGATTGCTCTAAAGTTTTAAACAATTGAGGATTTTTGCATTTGCAATATGTGAGTTCAAATTGTGATGGTGGTTTCATTGGCTAGACGATAAATGCAATGTTGCGATATGATTCTTTACAACATTAATAATGCTGATTTTAAACTTATATAAGCAAACATTGATTTATTTTTAATCAAATGTCATATACAAATCAAATCCTGGACACTGTGTTTATGTAGGAGAATGCGGCGCGCGTGTTTTGCGTGCCCCCCTGTTTGCTGAAATGGCACAATAATATATCCGAATGCCAACACCCAACCATCCGATCACATGCATGAAAAATAAATAACGCAAATAAATGCATAAAGATAGACGCAATGTTGATGGTATTAAATACGCCAAAAATCAATACACAATTCACATAAATGCCGTCATTTTTCAATCATCATTTCAAAAAAGGTGTCCAAAAACAGCCTGTCATTAACAAATTGTTTTTTCAACCCATGCAAAAGTCCAATACGTATCTAAGCAAACTTTTGCCGCATAATTGGTTTCACACTCCTCCTCCTCCTCCTCCTCCGCCTCCGCCTGTTTCAAGTGTGTTTGACCCGTCCAACTGCATTTGGTATTATGGTGTCCTTTATGTGAGAGAAAATGTGGCGGTCGCAAAGCTTTTAGAGCAACAAGAGCAACAAAAGCAACAAGAGCAACAAAAGCTTTTTGAGCAACAAAATCAACAAGAGCAACAAGATCAACAAAAGCAACAAGATCAACCCGATGATGATGATGCTGAAAGCGTATCCAGTGCAAACAGCAATCATCCGCGGAGCATTGGAAAACAGAACCAGCTTAAATATTTGAATAATGGCACGCGTTTGCGACACTGCATGCCGTCAGACCATTGGCATGCCACATTTGACGCCGAAACCAATCGCATCATTCGCACATCTGATGGAGTGGCGTTTGACACGTTGCGCCAGTTTGCTCGTCTGCATTGCAACGAGGTTTTAGGCACCACGTCAACCCTGAACAACGTGTGGTCTGATCCACAGTTTCAGTTTCAGGATGATCATGGTCAATGGCATCCGTTGTCCAAATTGAAACACTGAATGCACGCAAATGCGCATCAAATGCATCAAATGCATCCAAACAAAAATATAATAATAATGTAACACGCATTATTATTATTGTCATGCAACTCATGAATCAGTTCTTCATCAAACAACACATCACGTCTTTTTCCATTCTGGTGTTTTTAGCGGCTTTTGCAATAGTTCAATCATTCAAGCCCCGGTTCATGTACAATGAAGACGGCGGTTTGCGCCAGTTTGGCATCGGATTCCAGCGAAAAACGGTGGTTCCCGCATGGCTCGTCGCAATTATACTCGCAATTCTCTCGTATTTGATTGTGTTGTACGCATCCACTCCAATGTTGAGTTGGTGATGCGCGTGTGCAAACTTCACGACCCTTGCACGTTTTCATTCGGTTGTCTTGTACACGGTTGCATTCGCATTTGCCTTTGCATTTCTTCCACCGTGCTTTTCATTGTGCGCATCATTTGATTTTTTGACAATGTCGGCATTCACTTCGCAAGCATCGCTCTCCATCACGAAAACGGCGGTCATGTCCGTCATCAAATTCAGCGTGAGCAAATAAAAGATGAATTTGGCAATGCTTTCCTTTATGCGCACGTAATTCACAAATTGTTCTTTGTTTGCATCCAAATTGCCTCTAGCTTCGACGGTGAGCTTTCCTTCAAGTTCAACAAATGCCTTTTCGGCTTGCAATATGTCCGGTTCCGCGCTGGCATTTGTTGTCAACATGCTAAAAAATCCCCAAGGATCGCTGCGAACGTAGTTGATGTACTTGTTCATGCGCCGTGACGCATCGTCGTCCGCTTGTTCCGATTGCTTGAGTATGTTGTCCATGAATCCCACCACGCCCAACAACTTGATGAACAAGTATCCAAACGTGTTGCCGAACGGACGCAGCCACACGTACATGGTTTCCAATAGGTAGAACATGGGAACAAACAGCAGGATCCAAGTGAGCACCGAGCCGCCAATGACCACACCCAAATCGGGGCTTGTGCACTGTTGCAACATTATCCAATAAATCAGAAAGCAATTTACAATCAGCATGAGCACCACATAGATGATCTTGAACCAGATGTTGTCCGGTGATTTGATGTTCATGAAGACGTAAATGAGAGAAATGCTGCTGTAAATGGACAAATTCACGAGCGCATTGGGCGCAGCAGCCGGGGATGCAGATGAATCGGACATGACACCAAAATCAAATCAAATCCAATCCAACAAATCAATTGTATAATCAATGTGTATAAATTAATTTGAATTTTTAATGGCATAATGTATCAAATTAAATCCGCGATTTCATGAACCAATCGCCTGCTTTGATTGAGCCCGGCGTCAAATATTTTTTTGGCGGGGTTTTAAAAGAGTGCAATCGGTTGCGCGAAGAGTATCACAACAGCGTGTTCAATACATGCATGTTTGGATTTTTTGTGCTGATTTTAGGAGCACTGTTGTACTACAAGCGCGCGAGCAAACCCACGCCCGAGCAGCAAGCGACGATTCGTCGCAAACAGCAGGAATACATTCTCTCTAAACTGCGCATGGTGAATGCCGCAAATCACGCCGCATCCCGCGGTAATTTCATAACGGGACTTCCTAAATGGGAAGTGCCGGAGGTTGAGCTTCTCAAACAGCGCAAGATCTTTTTGTAGGGTTTTTCTGCAGAGGAAATAATGTGTGCAACATATAATGCCCTGATACACACACACACACACATACACACACACACACATAGACCAATGGAAAATCCGAATCAACCCAATCAACCCAATCAACCCAATCAACCCAATCCACCCAATCAACCCAATCCAGTGACCAATGTGAGCAAGACCGATTACGTGGATGCGCTGAATGAATATTACGGGTACAAGCACCGGTACGACAATAAGTTTGATGAGGACAAAAACGCAGTGAAACATTCAGACACGCTGACCCTTCAGGAAAAACGGGCCAAAATCATGCGCATTAAGCGCAACCGAAAATGCGTGGCGTGTGGCCAAAGCGGCGGAACCCATTTCACAAACGAGGACGGCGTGCTGCGGGCGCAGTGCGGAAACCGGTCGCAGCCGTGTTCGCTGCGCATTGAAATTGTGAAGGGTAAGTTCATGAGCTTGGAAACGCTGGCGAATGAGTCGCTGCGCGCGGCCGACGTGTTGAAGGACCAAATCATTAAGACCAAGCTGGATTTGTTGTTCAACTACACCACGGAGGAAGAGGCGCTGCGCCAGTTTGAAAAGGACCGGGCAGCGCTGGACCAAGCGCTGGAACTGTATGGCAGTTTCCGGCAAAAGTACTTGGACGTGGTGCGGAATGCGGAACGCCGCGAAGAAGTGGATGCGCTGACCGCCAAGTTTTATGCGGCGGTGCAAGAGTTTAAGGACATTGTGCAACGGGGCTCAGAGTCCAATCAGGATTCAACCTTTGTGAGGGATGCGGTTGCGCATTACATGGCCCAAATTGAGCCGCTGAATGATGCGCTCATGGAAAAGAAGTACGTGTATTCCGCCGTGGAACGGGATGACAGTGGCGCGTTTCGGCTGGTGCAGAAACCGCACACGCTGGAACAGCTGGAGTTTGAGATTGACGTGCCCAGCATCACGGTGGAGGCGCGGAACCGACAGCTGCGCGAACGGCTGGCACGCAAGCGCAAGGACCAGCTGGCTGCTTACATTTGGAACTGGACCAAGGACCAGGAGCGAATCACGGGCGACGTGTACGAAGTGGCGAACCTGGACGATCCCGACACCGGAAAAGACGAACTCATTGACTTCATTGTGGAGAACGGCGTGCCCACGACCAAATACACAACCAAAACCCGAGCCAGAGCCACCAAGGAACGAGCAAAGGAACGAGCAAAGGAACGAGCAAAGGAACGAGCAAAGGAATGAGCAAAGGAACGAGCAAAGGAACGAGCAAAGGAACGAGAGAATTCCGGGTCAAAATTATAATGTGTGATCAATGTATCTGCATCTGATAAAAATTAATTAATCCATGTCGTTTCTAAACCACATTTCATGGCCGGCGTTTATTATGAGCTTCGCAATCGGCGTGTTTTACATCTACATTTCTCTCCCCAATCAGCGAGTGGTCACCGTTTATCCCACGCAGGACAACGCGGACCACTTCAACTTCCGCGACAAGGCGCACAACTGCTTTCGGTTTGAACAAGAAATGAAGGCGTGCCCCGCCAACGACGACACGCTGAAAACCATCCCCATGCAAACATGAAATCACACAATTTAACACATGGATTTAATTACATTTTCAAAAAATAAAATATAGTTATAAAACAACTTAAACATTTAGCATTTTAATAATGCAACTGCATGACTTCATTCATTCTTCCGCAAGCCGGGTGATCTTCGGAATAATAATGGGTCTGGGTCTTTCCAGTTTATTTAGGAAGACGTGCCACGGTCGGAATTGCATGGTGTTCAAGGCGCCCGACATGGCGGAAACCAAGAAGTTCACGTTCAAATACGACGGCAAGTGTTTTGCGTACAATGTCAATAGCACGAAATGCGATGATTCGCGTGTAAACGTTGCGCTTTGAAAAAAATTAAACATGAATGGAAGTGGTGATGGAGGTCATCCAGAAACATACAGTTTTTTCGCATCTTACTATACCCATTTCACTGCATGACATTCCAAGCAGTTGTGGCTCATGGGAACATGGCCCAGTTGTCCAACAACTGGACGGAACCTCAAATGTTGAGAGTTTAATTCCAATGAATTACACTGCTAAAAACGAACTAAGATCCAGTATCAATCTCGTTCATCAAATTCTTAGGGATGGTTAAAATTTTCAATTCAAGACAATCCAGCACAGAACAGCACGCAACACAATCCAATCAAATCATTGCACAGTCGGTTCCCCCCGATGTCAAGCTGGACGTAAAACGGAGCATCTTGAAAACCTCTTTAGCTCAGCGGCAGAGCACGGGGCTCATAACCCCGGTGTCGGCGGATCAAAACCCCCAGGAGGTATTCTCATATTCGCCAGCTTTACAGAAGCGGGTTGTCATAGCGCAAGCGACATTAAACTTGAGCAACACTTCACCGGCATGGCGCAGAGGTTAGCGCGCGGGGCTCATAACTCCGAGGTCACTCGATCGAAACGGGTTGCCGGTATCCTATCATACATCGCATCGGTGCATCAAGGCACTAGAGCAACACTTCACCGGCATGGCGCAGAGGCAGCGCGCGGGGCTCATAACCCCGAGGTCACAGGATCGAAACCTGTTGCCGGTATCTTATCATTCACCAGCTTTATAGAAGCGGGTTGTCATAGCGCAAGCGACATTAAACTTGAGCAACACTTCACCGGCATGGCGCAGAGGCAGCGCGCGGGGCTCATAACTCCGAGGTCACAGGATCGAAACCTGTTGCCGGTATCTTATCATTCGCCAGCTTTATAGAAGCTGCAAGTGGCCTAAGCCACACCACTCTTAGAGGAGGAAATCGGGCTTTTCATGTTGTCAAGCTGGACGTAAAACGCAGCTGGCATTGATGTAACTCAGAGGAAGAGATGGACTATCGGTTCAAGGTCGTGAGATCGAAACTCACTGTCAATGCTATTCAATTTGCCAGCTTTACAGAAGCGGGTTGTCATAGCGCAAGTGACATTAAACTTGAGCCATTTTAAAAACCTCTTTAGCTCAGATGCAGAGCGCCGTGGGATCATCAAAACCGGTGCGGCATAACGGCAGTGCGCAGGTCTCCCAACCCGGAGGAATTGGATCAACACCAATCGCCGGTATTTTACAATATATTCATATGTGTTTGAATATATTATGTTTTTGTTATCATTATCATTGCATTTAGGAAACATGATTTGCATTTTGCGTTACATCGTGGAAACATGAATCTGTGCAATACATAAAGATGAGCGACACCACCAGCATTGACGATTTGCCCACGGCATCCGGTCAAAATGCGAATACCCAGAATCAGAATGTTGTGATCCAGAAGGCAGAACCGGGCGCCATGTCGTATTCTCCGAATGTTCCCGATTTAGCGCCTTCGCAACAACAACAAGGTCCGCCCCTGAACCCGAACCAGCAACCCAATCAAAAGCTCATGAACGAACTGGTGAGCGGGGTGCAGCGAGCCAGCATGACGGGGATGACCGCGCTGCCGTCGCGTGACATACCTCGCGACACTAGCGGTATGATGCAGGATGCGCAGGTGCAGCCCACGTACGTCCCGCAGCCGCAGCGGCATGTGGACTACATTCAGGACCATGAAACCAGTTCCACGCTGGAGCGCGTCATGCACCAAAACATGCGCGGGGCCAATCGCGCAGACACTTTAGAAACTTTTTATGAAGAAATTCAGTCACCGCTCATGCTGGCCATTCTCTACTTTGCGTTTCAACTGCCGGCAGTGAAGCGATACATGTTCCGGTACCTGCCGTCGGCTTTGTTTAGCGCGGACGGAAACGCCAATTTGACCGGACTGATTGCCACGAGCGCCATGTTCGGCTTTGCCTTTTATACAGTGCAAAAAGGCATGAACCAGTTGCTGGAATCTTACTAATGCAGCATGAAAAACAGCTCACAATTTTATATTATTATCTGCATTGTTTGTATAATAATATTTTATTAAACTTGGAATTCATACATGGCCACCCGGCGAGTCAAGCGCATTAAGCGCACTAAAAAGCACTTGCAGCATGGTCGTCGCAAAACGAACCGTCGTCGCCAAACGAACCGTCATCGTTATACAAGAAGACAACGAGGTGGTGACCGTACTATTGTCGAAAAAACTGGTAATGATTTTTTTAATACTGCAAAAGGAATTAGAATCACACAACTTGATTCAGGATTCTATAAAATTGGAAATGAAAACACACTTGCAGACTTGCAGGCTAGCAAAGGCTCGCCCCGATATAAGAGAGCATTTGATATAATAACTAAACTGGGTCTAAATAAAATCTTATTAGGTAGTCACGAATTTATAGCTTTTTCGGCATTGTATTGCAAAGATGTGCAAGACCCACAATGCGATGCAATTATGGCTGAGTCTAAACGACTAATTCGCGATGAGTTGAATGATGCCATCAATGCCATGAGTGCCTTCCCTACCGCTTCGGCTGATATAAGAACTATGGCTGTCAATGTAGTTGGTGATACAAGAGTCAATGCAAACATTACACGCGATGCTAAAAGCGCTGAACGCGCTGCTGGTCGCGATGCTGGTCGCGCTGAACGCGCTGCTGGTCGCGATGCTGGTCGCGCTGAACGCGCTGCTAAACGCGAGATCAATGATGCAGTCGTTCTCAAATTCATGAAACCCGACGAAATATCGTATCCTATTGGTGAGGAAGAACAATTTGTTGTGAACCAAGAAGAAAGATTGGTGAGTATCAAAGGTGTGATGGAACCGGTTGATTATGATGATTACGTAAAAAATATGCAAGATCAACTGAGATCAGGTAATCAAGAAGTGTTTCAAGCATGCATCCAAAACGTCATTGCAAACAAAGATCTTCCTGCTGAAGAGCGAGCAAACACAACATGTTTTGCCCCAGATTTGCTAACTCATCGTCTTGCATGCAAAACGATCATTCAGAAAATAGGCACCAACATGGGAATTGACCCTACATCTGACCCAAGCAAGGATGAAACCGGTTATTTCATTCAATTCATGTATCCATCCCAACCTGTGGCAGTATTTTTTAAAATACATCCGGTTCCAGTAAAAGTTTATGTCCATATTGATTACAGTTTGGGGCTATATGATGTGTTTTTACGGTTTGTGTTTAATGAAAATACTATATGTCCGTCATTTTATTTCATTTTTGTTCATTTTTTTCAACAAATAACCCTTTGTTTTCGCACTGGTAAATGTGCATTGAAAAAGACAACAGTTGAAAATTTTCAAATGAGAGATGGATATTTTATTCAATTTGCAATTCAAAACCCAAAAGAATTATTTTCCGAAAAGAAGGAGTCTATAATTACCCAACCACAAATTCAGAGTCAAATTAGTGCTGCTCAAAAAACGCTAAAAGAGTTGAAACAAAGACAAATTAGTGTTCCGTCTCAAAAAATTACTGACAATGTAAATGTGTTAGAAGCACAACTTGCATCAATGACCCTCGCTACTGGTACACTAAGGTGCCCATCTTATATTGAAGCTGTAACTAATTGTTTATTGACATTTTGCATAGAAACAAACCAGTTATGCATTCTTCCCCCAGATGATAAAGAATTTGATTGTTTGGGTTTGAAACCATCACCTTGGTCTCAGCATTTAAAGGTGGATTTGGTGAAAGAGAATTCTGTTGTGATGACCAAAATAGATGAAATCAAAAAAAGGTTTTCCGCACTCCAAATTCAACCTCAAGCGCTTAAAGACGGAATTGCAAGTGCGATACAACGACAACAACAACAACAACCACAACAACCACAACAATCACGACAACCACGACCACGACAACCACAAAAAGGACATGATGGAACTGAAATGATAGAATTTGTGCCCACTGGAAAGATGGTTGAGTTTGATACATCTGATGCATCTGCTGATGTATTGTCTAGTGCATATGGTGATGTGTCTGGTGCTGATGTGTCTGGTGCTGCTGTGCCTGCTTCTGATAAGGCCAATGGATCATTACTTAAGAATTTTGTTAAGGTTAACCCCATTGCACATGATGTTTCCGATGAGATTTTTTCATTATAATCATTTTTCGTAGAATTCAATGCATTATCTTCTATCATTTGTTATAGTTTGTAAAAATGATACAGCATCTTTTAGCGAAACTTCAAATTTCAAAAATGCAAGAGGAACCAAAAGAAACAACAGAAACACAAGAACCTGAAAACACGACGAATGCAATCAATGCAACCAACCCAGCAAATCCAGCTCATTTAGACACGCCATTCAAGTTGCCCATGGAGTATTTGCCCCAGGATCAACTGTGTGCCATTGACAAGAGCGTGTTGTCCGACTTGGAGCTCATTGAATGCACCAAGCAAGTAAATGATACGAGCTCTACGAATAATGAATCCAATGACAAGTCCATGTACGCCCATGTGTTTCAGCCGCAGTCCGCATTTGCCAAGCGCTACCTTGGCATGTGGGCCAAGCAGTTCACCACCAGCGTGCCGCATTTACAGGACATGCAGCGCTTCATTGCTTCTGTGTCCAAAGACAAGTCCAACGATGACCACTCGTTGAATGACTTTGACAAAGTGGAAGCCATTTGGACCCGCATGAAGACCGATGCCTCCTTCCGCGACAAGTTCAACTACATTGACTACGCCCCGCTGGATCTGCTGAACCGCTCGCCCACGTTCCTGCAGTGCTACAGCATGTACAACCTCTTCTCACCCGTGCTCTCCTTTCTAATGCCATTCATCATGCTCATTGTGCCGTTTTTCCTCTTGAAGCTGCAGGGCGTGCCCATCACGCTGCCCACGTACTTCGGCATCATAAAAATGATGCTGTCGCAGCACGCCATCGGCAAGCTCATCTTTGACATGAGCTCCGTCGGATGGGACAAGCGCATCTACATTCTGGTGTCTGTCGTGTTCTACATCGTGCAAATGTATCAGAATGTGGTGTCATGTCACCGCTTTTACCGCAACACGTTCCTCGTGCACGATGATCTGGCCGCCATTCGCGCGTATGCCGACACCACGATTAAAAAGATGCGCGCATTTGCGGCCCATGCGCACACATGCGGCAGCACGTTTGACCCCTTTGTGGCCGACTTACAAAAGAACCGGGAGCAGCTGGAGCGCATGGTGGCGGCTTTAGACCGCATTGACCCGCCCGCGCTCACGGCCAAGAAGTGCCTGCAAATCGGCTACGTCATGCAGCAGTACTACGCCGTGTTTTCGGACGCGCGCATTGCGGCATGCATGCAATACAGTTTCGGGTTCAACGCGTTTGCGGAGCACGTGGCGCATTTTGGCGAGCTGCTTCAAAACAAGCGAGTGGCGGCGTGCGAATTTGTTGATGAAGACGCTGCAGAACAAGAATCGGACAAAGCAGAGCAAGACAAACCCAAAAGAAAGGACAAAAAGAAGAAAAAGGACAATGACACGAATAAAATAAAAGACGGCAACCAATGCAACCCAAATCACACGGAAATTGTCAACGGTTACTACGTTGCGACTGCACTAAGTGACGAAGAAGCAAGTCCTGTGAAGAACACGGTGTCGCTGAACAAGCGGCTGGTCATCACGGGGCCGAACGCGTCCGGTAAGACCACCATTCTGAAGATGACGATGCTGAACATCCTGTTTTCGCAGCAGCTGGGGCACGGGTTTTACGAGGCCGGCACGCGCATCCGCCCCTACCATCAGTTGCACAGCTACTTGAACATACCGGACACGTCGGGGCGCGACAGCTTGTTCCAGGCGGAGTCCCGCCGGTGCAAGGAGATTCTGGACAAACTGACTGGGGGGCAACAAGTGCCCACAGGAACGACCACACAATGGGGGCTTTGCCACCCGGCAAGGCATTTCTGCATTTTTGACGAGCTGTATTCGGGCACAAATCCATATGAGGCCATCGCCAGTGCGTACGGCTACATCATGCACTTGACCAAGCACGACAACGTGGACTTCATGCTGACCACGCACTACATCCAGCTCTGCAAGCTATTTGAACAACCAACCTCAAAATCAGAATCAGAATCAGAATCAGACAAAGGAGAGAAAATCGTCAATAAATCAACCGAATCGGAATCCAAGGAATCCAAGGAATCCAAGGAATCAAAGGAATCAAAGGAATCAAAGGAATCCAATAAAATCCAGAATCTGCACATGGACGTGGCCGACCGCGGCAACTACGATTTCAAATACTTATACGCGCTGCGCCCGGGCATTTCGGCCATCAAGGGCGGCATCAAGGTGCTGTATGACCTGCAGTACCCCGCGTCCATCGTTGACGCCACGCGCCGCATTTTGAGCACCCTTTAACGGTCGCGTTCGTTCTGTCGCATTTTATTTATTATTTGATTGTAAGACATATTAAATAATAATTCAAATAATTACCCATACTTTGCCATCCATGACCGGTTCTTCGTTTTCGGTTGCAACCACTGTGTTTGTGAGTTTAGCAATATGCGCGGTCATTTCTTATGGTGTTTTTTACTATTTCAAACAGCGCCTCTCTCTGATTGAGAAGTCGCAAATGGAGCAAGCGCGCATCCTGCAAGCAATCATTTCACGCGGCATGCTGCCCACTGAACAAGCCCACCAAGCCCAACAACAACAAGCCCAACAACAACAAGCCCAACAACAACAAGCCCAACAACAACAGTTGCATCAATATGACAAGGAAATAACCATCACTCAAAGCGGGTTGATTGAAGTGAGTTCGGATGATGAGTCCGATTCCAGTTCCGATTCTGAAACCGATTCCAGTTCCGAATCAGAGGATGACAAGTGGTCAATTGGCGACGAAATCCATCAGCCCGAATCGTATCACAGAGAATTTGAGGAGGGTTTTAGAAAGAACATTTTGATTGACTCCATTTGCATTGACAGCAGTTATGTGATTGATAGCATTAGCATTCAGACCGTGCACGAGCACGAGCACGAGCATGAGGAGGATGATGCTTCCACTAAAAAAATAATTTCTCTCCACAAGAGCGCATTGGGGGCAGAAGAATCCGACGATGATGCCGATGATGCGTCATCTTCTTCGGAAGAAGAAGTCCAGGACAAGGCAAACGTCCATGATGTGGACATGGATGTGGATGTGGATGTGGATTTGAACTTGAAAATTGGATACAAACCCAAGAAAGAGCCACTGCAATTGAATTATGCCAACATGTCGGTGACTGCATTACGACAACTGGCCAAGGAACGCGGGTTGGGTGGCGAGGATGGCGACCTGCAAAAACTCAAAAAGAAGGACCTCGTGCAGCTTCTTCAATGAAACCATTTAAAGAATGAAATGTACTTATTTGTATAATTCTTTTTTGTCAACTTTTCTCTCGTTTGAATGAAATACATTCTGGAATACGTGTGGATTGATGCCGCCGGAGGCATGCGCAGCAAGAACCGGGTTGCAAACATTGATGGATTTGATCATCAATGCATCTTGACTGAATGCAAACGCTGGGAGTGGTCGTTTGACGGCTCATCCACGGGGCAGGCCACGGGAACCGACAGCGACGTGATTCTTCGCCCCGTTGCATTGTATCGCAACCCATTTTACAATGACCCTCATTACACCGCGCCAATGTCATTGTTGGTGCTGTGCGACACGTATGACAAGGACGGCACAACGCCGCATGTCACCAATGCCCGCGTCAAGTGCGCGCAAACCGAGACCGCGTGTTTAACCGACAAGCCCTTGTTCGGCATTGAGCAGGAGTACATTCTCTTTGATCGCGCAAAAGAAACCGCATACCAATGGGCCACCGCCGGGGACCCCGGGTGTGGTGGTCAGGGTCCATATTACTGCTGCGTGGGCGGCGACCGCTGCTTCGGTCGGAAAATCGCGGACCAGCACTTGCACGCGTGCTTGCGCGCGGGCATTGCAATTTGCGGCACGAATGCGGAAGTGACGGCGTCGCAGTGGGAGTTTCAGATTGGGCCACTGCCTGCAACCCAGGTGTCGGACCAGCTGTGGATGGCGCGCTACATCCTGTTGCGCATCACGGAAGAGCACGGATGCTGCGCCACGTTTCATCCCAAACCGCTGCGCACCTGGAACGGGTCGGGCGGACACACGAACTTCAGCACGGCAGCGATGCGGTCCACCAATTCAATTGACGCGATGAGTGCGATGAGTGCGATTATGGACGCGTGCACAAAGTTGCAGGCAACCCATGCCGAGCACATGGCGGTGTACGGCGAATTCAACGATGCGCGCATGACGGGACTGCACGAAACCAGCTCCATGCACGAGTGCACATGGGGGGTCAGCGACCGCGGGCGCAGCATCCGCATTCCGCGCCACGTTGCAAACCAGGGGCACGGCTATTTAGAAGACCGGCGCCCAGCGGCCAATCTGGATCCGTATCTCGTGACCGAACGCATTATGAACACTTGTTGTTTAAGAGAAATGCAATGAAATAAATTAAAAACCCAAACCACGGGTTCAGACATTCACGTGAGTTGCAAATTAAATAATATAATTATTATACAATTATATTATACATCAAAATCATTCATCATCAAAATGAGCTGGGGCACGTGCTACGCCGGATCCAACAACATCCATTTCAATTTCCCGCCAATCATGGCAGACGGTCGCAATTATGCCGACTGGCAGCCCGGCGCCGTCGTCAACGAGCGCATTAAGGAGCAGGCCGGCATAACGTCCAATGCGCAATACCGCCAGTACTTGACGCACAACGCCACTCAAATCATGCAGGCCAATCAGCTGGAGGCGTGCAACCAGTGCGGCAACTGCGTGCACAACACGAGCAACCCGCTTCAACCGCAGCCCAATGTGCCGTACGTGTTTGCGGGCGTGCTTGACCGGAGCCAGCCCTTCGGCTACGAAAACAGCGACCTGAAGAATTACTACTTGTCGCGACAACAGCTACAGGCGCGCATGATTGCGCCGGTCATCACTCAGAACGAGCTGCTGATGCGCGGCTACCCTGCGCCGAATTAAACCGCGACATGCCGTTGGGGTGATTCATTTTTGTTATTTTCTCATTGTTTTCTTATTGTTTCGTCCGTGTTTGCAATACTGACGTTGCGAAAACCCGCGAGGGGCACTGCAATCAATGCTCTTTTTGTATTTGGCGGACCATTTGCGTCGTCCTTGTCGTCCTTGTCGTCCTTGTCGTCCTTGTCGCGTGACCGAATGCATTTATGTCGCGTATTGCTTGAATTGATCCTATATTTTATTTTTCACGATGCAAATCACATAAACACATGATCACATGCATGAATACATGCAATTACAAAAAAACTACAAAATAAATTGATGCCATCGCCCGCAATGGCCATGTGCGATGGGATGTATGGCATGCCGCCGTTGGATGCCGTCAACACAAGCGTATCAAGCGTATCAAGCGTATCAAGCGTATCAAGCGTATCAAGCGTATCAAGTGCCGTGAGAGTGTTAAGCATTGACGTGGGCATAAAGAACCTGGCGTACTGCCTGTTTGAACTTACACCTGATGCCGGCAAAATTAAAACCCCGGAGTCCATGATGCAACGAGCATCAATTATGGCCTGGGACACCATGAATTTGTGCGATGACGGAACAATTTCCGAAAAACCGGCGGCACCCATGTGCGCACACTCCGGATGCAAATTTGCCGCAAAATTCATGCACAGTTCAAATGCAACCATCACTCATTACTGCACCAGGCACGCAAATGCGTCGGACCACAAGATGCCGTTGCCTTTGTCCATTGTGTCATCAAAACTCCTAAAAAAAATGGCTCTGGATGAATTGAAATCATTTTCGGGCGAATATCTCTCTTCTTCCATTCCGGAAAAGTTTGAAAAGAGCAAGCTGAAGATGTTGCAGCATGTGACCGCTGCTTTGGCGGCCGAGTATTTGGTTGCCGTCGGCGCAAAGCCGAAAGTGATTTCCGCCGCATCCATGGATTTGATCACCATCGGGCGAAACATGCACCGGCAGTTTGACGCGCTGCCGCATCTAGCGTCCGGCGTTGACGTCGTAATCATTGAGAACCAGCTGAGCACGCTGGCTACCCGCATGAAAACGCTGCAGGGCATGATCACGCAGTACTTCATCATGCGCGGGGTTCCCAACATCCAGTTCATATCTGCCACGAACAAGCTGAAACTGTTTGCAGAGGAGGGGAAAGAAGGGGAAGGCTGTTATGCCGACCGCAAGAAACGCAGCATGGAAATCACAAGGGGGTTGATTGCACAACATGCGCCCGAACACACTGTGTTATACGACAAACATAAAAAGAAGGATGATCTGGCCGATTGTTTTCTGCAAGGGGTATGGTGGTTATGCACCCGAGAGAAATTATGAAAATCCGAATGGGGGGGGTGCATTCATTTTATATTGCGTATGATTTAAACTTAAAAGATATAAATTAATAATAAGAATAGATAGGTTTTTCTGTAATGGAAGATGTGATTGACATTTCGGATTTACACAGTGCAAGAGGAAAATCCACCAATTTTGGCGGCGGGCTTGAATTCCTGATGAACGATAAACTGAAAACCGGGGGCAACAAGGGCAACAACGACATTGACCTCGGCGACCTGAATGCATTGGAAGCCGAGTTGAATGAATTAAGCGATGTTCAAATGCCGTCATCGTCAGCGAGCAAGTCGGTGTTTTTTAGTGGGATAGGGTCCGGGTCTAGCAACAGCGTGTCATTCCGAGATGAAACGATTGAACTTGGTGGAAGCGGCAACAGCGGCAATGGCGGCAACAGCGGCAATGGCGGCAATAGCGGCAATAGCGGCAATAGCGGCTTCAATTTAGGCAGTTCAACCGCATCTGCTTCGGATGACAAACAAACGTGGGACGGTTTCGGCAAGTTCAACAACGTGCCGCTCAACCCCGATGCGCCAGTGGATGCGCACCCCCAAATGACCAAGGAAGAGCTGCTGCGCGATAAGTTCAAGTACCTGCGCAAGCTGGAGGATTTGGAGCAGAAGGGGATTACCCTGACCAAGAAGTACTCCATGGAGTCGTCATTGGCGGAGATGAAGGGCGAATACGAGACGCATTTGGAAGAGCGCGAGCGTCGCAACAGTGTGAAATTTCAAGGCAAAATGCTCATGTCCGTTATAACCGGAATTGAGTACTTGAACAACAAGTTTGACCCCTTTGACCTGAAGCTGGACGGCTGGAGCGAGCAGGTCAATGAAAACGTGGACGATTACGACGAAATTTTCTCGGAGCTGCACGACAAGTACAAGTCCAAGGCCAAGATGGCGCCGGAACTCAAGCTGCTGTTTCAGCTGGGCGGCAGCGCCATCATGCTGCACATGACCAACACCATGTTCAAGTCGGCCATGCCGGGCATGGATGACATCATGCGCCAGAACCCGGAACTCATGCAGCAGTTCACGGCGGCTGCGGTGAATTCCATGTCGCAGAACCGCCCCGGGTTCGGTAACTTCATGGGGGATTTGATGGGACCCGGTCCGCAATCGCAAGGTCAAGCCCCTCCTTCCGCACAAGCCCGTCAAGCGCCGCCATACATTCCAAATCAGCGCCCTCCACCACCACCAGTTCCCACCAGCGTGCGTGATCCCAACTCGGATGATGGTATGCCGTTTCGCGCGGGAAACAACACTGCTCCACCGCCTTCCAGCCGCCCCGATTTGACCGCAGCGCGCAACATGGGTTCAACGGCTTCGTCTAATCCAATCACGGTGTCCAAGCGCCCCGACATGCGCGGCCCCACCGACATTTCCAACATTCTGTCGGGACTGAAGACCAAAACAATTTCGTTGCAAGAATCACAACAGGCTCAACCGGCTCAACAGGCCCAACCGGCCCAACAGGCCCAACAGGCCCAACAGCCCCAACAGGCACTGAATGAAGACAAAACCAGCACCATCAGCATTTCCGACTTGAAGGAGCTGCAGAACGATCACCTGCCTCATAAGAGCAAGCGCCGCCAACGGTCCGACAAAAACACCGTGAGCTTGGCTCTAGACATTTAGACGAATGAATTCGTTGGATAGATGGCATTTTAATGCATAAACAATATAAATAGATTCAATAATAATATATTTATATTTTCACACTGCTTTTGCACAAAGATGGCATACGCGTTAACATGCGACAAAGAGTCAGTGTATTTGAGCCGGGACAAGGCGAATCACATGTATTTGATTGAATTCAAGGCGGTGAATCACAAAATATGCATTGACGCGCTACTCACGTTTGATATTTATAAAATGATGTATGAGCTGAACAAGGATTTGTTTGACGCACATCACATCGCATTCCCTGATCCGGCCAACCCTTCACGCGCGGAAATCCTCTTCATTTTCAAGAGCGTCATGGGACTGGGTGAGAGATACACACATGTTTACACGCACATGCCGCATTTATTGCAACCTGGACATCAAGGTCAATCGGGCCAATGCCAAGTCATAAACATCAATAGCGCAAATGTGCCAAAAGGAACCGACTCGTTGTTGAAACACTTGATCCCCCGACGTGCCGAGCAAATTGACTCTGACAATTCCAACATCACGATTCACGTGCAACCTGACAGCCATGCCATTCAGTTTTACTACAACTTCAAACTGCAGCTGTCCAAACCCGACGACGTGATTTCCATCCCGCCATTCGTGGACAAGGCCGTGAGCACCATGATGAAAACCATATTCGTGCGCATGAAGCAATTCATTGAATGCCTTGGATAATTCAACATGTTTTATTTTCCACCACGTTTATGCATCGCTAAATAACACAGCAAACCAACGCCCAAAATGCAACCCACCACAATCACCGGCCGGGTCTCCGAGCGGGTGCTCTTTTCGGTGCACGCGTTCAATTTGCACGTCATTTCAATGATTCCAATGATTTATGAACTTTGGTATATAAATCATTAATATTTTATTTTATTTTCATGCGGTTTCATGCTTTCATGCGGTTTCATGCGGTTTCATTCATCGGGGGCAAACCGTTCTAATGCGACTGTTAGATTGGCGTCATTTACAATGTTCCTTATAACAGAGGTGACATTTGATGGCCTCGCTGTATACGTGACTGGAACGTCAATGATTGTGGCATGCGTCGTGTTGGACTTGGGTTTGCCAGTGACCAGCCAAACTTGTCTTTTTTTTATCAGCACATCAGTCTCATCTTTGATGTACATTTTATCCCCCGGTTGCAATGATAATAATTCTGACGCAATGTTCACCATGGTCCCATTCTTTTTCGCCATTTTATTCATGTAGAGCACCGTGCTTTCGCGCTGTGTGGCTGCATTCCAACCCAATGTGGCATTCGCGGCATTCACGGCAGTAAGTTCGGCATCGTTGTATGCGTTTGCGTTTGTAACCAGCGTGCCAACATCATTTAATCCGGTATACAATGGGCTCGTCAATAAATTCATTTTTGTAACTTCTGCCTGTATTTTTTTCAATGTTTCCACATTTGTGGTTTTGAGCGTGGGATTTGTCGCAGCAGTAACTGCAACAATTAATGCCATGGCTGTGTTATTGCCGGCGATATCAGGAGGAGGAAGATTCCACTTTGCAGTGTACCCATATTCTTCCGTTGTTACTGGGCGCCCAAGACGGCTTAACACTTGCGCGATTGTGAAATTTTTCTCTTTTTCTTTCAGGTTTTTCATCATTTGGTCCCATATGATCTGCGCATTGGTTTTGAACATGGATCCGTCCAACGAACACGAGAGACGCGCCATGTCCATACCCGTCATATCAGCCAGATTGCCTTGGTACAGATACATCGTGAGTTGAACGGCAAACAAAGGGAAATTGATGCACCTTCCGGACGGAACACGAATTCCCATTAAGCTCGCAAAATCAGGCAACCTTCTTTCATTTGTGAGTTGCTGTAGAACAGCGCGTTCATTGCGTTTCTTATAAAAAAACTCCTTGTTCCATGCATAATTGTTGAAAACCATGGTTTTTCCGTCGTATTGCATTTGCGCATTTCGGTGAAACATGTTTTCCAATATCACGGCGAAATTGGCGCCGAGCACGGGCATGTTCGGTTGTTTTGAGATGATGAGAGCATTGGAACGCGTTAAACTGGAAGAAGAAGACGCGAGTGATCCCCGTATTTTCGCGTCTATGAACGGTTTCAACATCATGGACACCGGTTTGGCGCCGGCAATTTCACGCACCCCCACGTCGTCAAAGTCCATGAACTGCCATTCCTTGGGATCTAGCAACGCGGGACACATGAACGGGTTGTGCAGGGCGCTGGAGTTCGGAATGAACGCGCCCTCGGCCACCGCCGCCGTGAATTTGGCGTCCATGGACCACGACATCTTTGCATTACCAACATTGTATGCATTGAGCGCTGCAAGCGCCTCCTCAATTCTATCTTGGTTGGCCTTTGTGATCTGAATTTCGTCGTACTTCATTTTGGACAACATCGTGAGAATTTTCTTGGCTTGTGTGTAAGCATACACCGCATTTTCAAATGTGTTGTTTCTATTTTGGGCAAATGAATTGACAACATAAGGACCGTGATTTGCCGTTGTGTTTCTTAAATTGGGAGTTGCATTCGTAGTATCCGGATCGGCAAAGAATTGACTGTTGGCCCATCCAGCGTTAACACCAACAGAATCAACATTATTGGAATTGCTCAATAAATTGTGCAAAATCATGACATGCTCATCAAACGAACTTATGTAGGCATTTCGTGGGAGTGTCATTATGTTCGCTCCTCTAATATTTAACTTTTTCCACCAACTTATCATTAAATTGGTTGCACTATCACTACCAACTTGAGTAGGAAGATCAGTTCCTGAATCAGCGCATAAATTATTTAAATTATTTATGATTGTGTTGAATCCAGTTGGTCCATTCACTTTGTCATTTGCATTTACTATGTTCCAGACTGCCATATTTTGCACAATCTCTGTCATTTTTTCTTTGATTCCACGTTCCGCATATAACCCATTTATTGAAGTAAATGCAGTATTAAGACATGCTATTAACGGCTGATTGACACCCGCTGGCACTTTAATTGCATCATCCATCACCTCTTCAATGTTTTCTGGCCATTCGCCCATGTTTCCAATGAATGCGCGAGGACTGCTGCAGCAATCCACAAAATACAGCAAATCATTCTTACTCAATTGATCCAAATCTGGATACCATTTCAGCGTAAAAAAATCGTCCATGTTTGCAATTTTTAAATGTAAACTCGCGTCCATGGCCAACGGATCAGATTTTCGTAAAACCGATAAACGCTGGCCAACGTAATCATCATACCGTGTTTTAACACCGGATTGAGTTACATTATCATAATACAGCGTCACGCGAATTGTGGTTTCGTACAACATGCTGTAATCTCTTAGTGCAGAAAAAAATGCATCTCCAATGAACTGTCTATCTTCCGGACTGTTAACCTTTTTCATTTGCGATTCTTCGTATCCAATTGCCGCAATTTTGATACAGATGCGTTTTTTTGATGCAATTTCACTAGCGTTTTTTTCGGCAGTTTTGAAGATTAGTTGCATCATTTTGTACACATAGTCCATGCAACCGCGTTGGTTCAAAGTGCCATCCTCCACAATGAACGTTTCGCCCGGAAACCAAGCATGAATGACAAATGTATTTGCCGGGCCGCGAAACGGAGGCGCAATGGACATGAGTGGCGGTGGATAAGCCGTTGGCAAATTCGGTTCAGTATAATCTTGCACACCATTTTCATAAGTTGGTGGGCGCATCAATTGCACATGCTTATTTATCCATTTTCTGTTTCCTGCGCGTCGTGCAATAGTTTGAGTGCATTCATATTGATAATATCCAGGGGTTGTCCAGTTGTAAATTGAATTTAATAGTGGCTGTGTTGGTCCTGGTGGATTAAAAAATAAATTTGCATGAATTTGTTGATCAAAGTATTCTGCAGCACCGGTATACGCATTCCCATTGGCTCTGTCATAAGTGTTGACACTTGTTGCAAATGCAGTCGCACTATTATTTTTGTTAATTAAATATCCAACCATATTCTCATCTTTTGCCTGCGAAGGAGACACATATTGTTCTTTCCAACTATACGTGCAACTGGCAGTGCCAGCATTATTAGCCTTTGAAGTTTCTGTTGGCATTTTGGTCGGATTATCAAACCTCATTTTTGGATAAGACGCTTCTTCATGATTGGGATTGATGTGGTATTTATTTTCGGTCAGCGGATCTTCCACCGGTGTCCACCCTTCTTTCAGCTCTTTCAAATCGGTTTCACTCATTTTTCCCAAAATATGTTGAATCAATTCCGGGTTTTGCTTGAATATCCAAGTGTAATCAAAATACACCGGGCCGCAAATGACATACAAATCATCGTCATGCACGGTTTCAAATTCGGTTTTTTGTTGTTGAGCATCGGATTGTTTTGACCTTTCTTCTTTTGTTGCGCTTTTTTTATAAAATGTTTTCAAATAGTCGGCCTTTTCCATGAGGTTTGCTACATTAACTGTCGTCGCACTTGCAGTATCAACCGCCTGAGCCTTGTCGCTATATTTCAATAAGGAAAGCAGTGTGTCATTGTCATATGCAAACGCAGCAAAGTTGTCAAAATTATCTATCACGGAATCCATTGCTTTTTTGATTGCAGCCAATGCATCAGGTACATTTGTTGCTGCCGCATTATCTTTCACATAATTCGTAATCGCAAGTTTGGCCGCGGCATACACGGCATCCCCTGCCGCACATGCGGCGCCGATCAACGGATTTAATTGTCTTCCCGCAAATGGTACAGTAGCGTATGCAATCAAACGTGCTTGAATTTGTGGTTTTAATTCAGTAGGATTTGCACCAAAATTAATGGCAGTAAATAAGTGAGTTAATATTGCATCCGCAGAAATTGAAGCTGCAACTTGATTCGTAATAAACGCTCTCGTGGCAATTGCTACTGCGCACACGATGGAATGCGATTTAGTGGTTGTGGATGCGCCAATTGCACGACCAATGAAATTATCGTAATTCACTCCTGTTGCGGTGTCTGCAGCAGCAGCAGTAATCGCAACCTTGGCTTCTTTTGTAATAGTTACCGAGGGTGTCAAATGACACGGGTATTTGTAATACAGCCGTTCCAGCAATTTTTCATAATTCAGGTTATAATCGGGCGTGGATTTGAACGTATACAGCCGGGTTTTGTCTTGAATGATTTTCATTTTGTTATTATTTCGTAAAACATTCCGATTGGGCAAACCGGTTTTTATCACAATTGTTTGTAGAAAGTAAGCTATATTTTCAACATTATATGAAGGCATATCCGTGTGCACTTGTGTCGCAAGTGCAGAAACCATTCTTGAATTCATTGGTGGGACATAATTTATAATACGTCCGAACAACCCAACCGATTTCGCATATAACCACTTAAAATAATTGAAGTAATACGTGAGTGCCTTTTGAGAGATTGATCCAAATTTATTGGTTGCAACATTGAGGTTTTGGAATCCAAATGCGTTTATTGCGATAAATTGGGTGGCAAGCGGAAGATAATCTAGATAATTAATTGGAACAACCTGAGAAATCGGAATGGCAGTGCTCACCGGGGTGGTGTACAATATTGCAAACCTTTGAAACAGACTAGTTGTTGTTTCACTTCTTGGAGTCGTTAATAAAACAGTTAAATTGAACACTTTCGTCATTTCAGTTTTTATTTTCTGTTGATCCGCATTCGCATCTTGGAACGATTGTTGTATCCATTGAAGCGCGCGCTTGTGTTTGTTTTGGTTGGCGTACTTTACAAATTTTTGAAACAAGTCCCATTGCATGAACACGGTCGCCGCTGCATCCTTCATGTTCAACTTCCCGAACATTTTTTTGAATTGAAAATTGGTTTCATAAAATGCGTCCACCTTTTCTTTGACGACGTCAAATGATGTGGGGACGTACACCAAGTAATCGCACGACGTGGACTGAGTTTTCTTTTGTTCCTCGTCCAAGTCCACGACGTATTCGGATGCGGAATTCGCGACAATCATTTTTTGGGTCAATATGTGAATGTTTTGTGTTCCTTCTTTTTTCTTGTCTTGGGGGGTGGCTTGGGGCTTGTCTTTGTCTTTGCCCTTGGCTTTGTCTTTGTCTTTGTCTTTGACTTGACTTCCGTCCTTGTCTTTGGCATCGCTGGTATTTGCCACAATGGAGTTGAACGTGACAACTACCGAATTGTACGTTTCCATTTTCAAATTTGCCGAAAACCCAGAAGTCTGGGCGTCATCGTCGTCCCCAAACAAATTCAAGTTCATGGTCCAGGGTCCAGGGCACAGGGTCCAATGAATGAATAAATATTAAACTATGTTTATATTTTAATATTAACAAACACACAAATCACAACCCGCTGAGACCTTCAACCCCTTCAAAACTTGGCAGATCGGAATGCAGTCAAGTAATTGCTGTACTTCATGTTTTCGCGCTGTTTTTTGGCGCGTTCCAGCACGTCCATGGCGTCGCTGATTTCCTTGTCGGTGACAACATTGGCCGGACCGTGCCCGGCTTTGGACAAGCCGCCGATGGCAGCGCCGCCGTTGCTGCTAGGTCCCCCACTGGGGCCTCCGTTGCTACTGGCCCTCAAACCCATCGCCGCACCTTGGGCGATGACCCGGTATTTTTCGGGCATGATGCAGTATTTGCTGTTGGCGTTCAGACCGTAATCCGCCAGGACCACGAACACGGCGGTCAAAATGAGCGCCATCACCAAATCGCGCGTGCCCATCCAGCACACCGAAAACACGAGCAGCTCCTTGCTCAATGCCGTCTTCAGAAAATTCTCGGTGGAGGGGTCCAGTTTCAGCTCAATGTAGCGCGCGCCAATGTTGAGCATTATCATGACCACGCCTGCAAAAAACAGGCTGTTGTTCAGCCGATACGCCGCATAATTAAACCATCCCGTTACAAAATGAATCGTGTCCATGATTTTCAATGTTTTCAATACCAACTCTGCAATGATTAATATAATGCAATAAAATAATATTGGGCAATTAAAACAGTTGACGTTTCAGGCGACTCACGCCGGATTTCAGAGCGTCAACGCCATCCATCATCATGCGACGACCATTGCGAATGTGGGGGCGGAGTGCCGGTGTGAAGCCTTCTTTTGCTGGGTTGGCTGGGTTGGTTGCTGGGTTGGTTGCGTTGGTTGCTGGGTTGGTTGCGTTGGTTGCTGGGTTGGTTGGGTTGGTTGCTGGGTTGGTTGCTGGGTTGGTTGCATTGATCGGATTTGTGGTCCAGTTGCAACCTGGATCGCACATATTGGCAATGGACACGTAATTGTTTGAATTTGCGGGATCTTGCTTGCATGAATTGTCCGCATTCATAGAAGATATGTCCATTTGTTTGATGGCCTCCAGCTTCAGTTGCAGTTTTTCGCCGTTGCTCCCGTCAAACAGCGCGGGGCTCAACATGTATTGAAACCCTGGCGGTTGATTCCCAGCACCACCCACTCCTTTCATGCAATATTTTTCCCTAAATTCCGTTGCCGATCCGAATTGAATGGCTGATGGTGCAATTGCGGCATAACCAAGCAAGGGATGCATCGGCGAATCCAGTTTCATGTTGAAACCTTCTTTTTGGCCGTGGGTTCGCTGTGACTGCATGAACGAAATTGCAATGACCAAGGCAATGATGCCTGCAATGCGATGACACACTGTGAGGGCAATGATGGCCGTCACCATGACCACTTTGCCTAAAACATTGTCTTTCAAAAACAAAATGGGGGAAGCCCAAATCATGCACGCAAACAGGAATGCAACTGTGACGTACCCGAATTCCGGATCCACCTGTTTGAAGTACTGTTGCAACGAATGCATACAAACAAACAATGTTTTAAATGTGACTATTATTATATGTGTTATTTTTTTTTGGGGAACCATAAGACAACAATAAGATAAACAAAACCAAAATATTATCTGCTCATTTTATTAGGAGAGGTATGTCTGGATATTTGCAATATTCAAATTATGGTGATGATGAACCACCGACGTCCATGAATGTTCAACCCAAAAGAACATTAAGGACAAATCAACGAACACTGCGAGCAAAGCCATCTGCTGCGCGATTGACACAAGCCCCGAAACAACAAATGCAACAACCGCCACAACCGCAAATGCAAATGCAACAACCGCAAATGCAAATGCAACAACCGCAAATGCAAATGCAACAACCGCAAATGCAAATGCAACAGCCGCCACAGCAACAACCGCAAATGCAACAGCCGCAACACAAGTATATGCAAGAACTTATTCAACAAATGCACAACGGTGGAGGAGACAGCGACAGTGAATCTGATTCGGACACTAGTCACCAAGGACAAATGCAACAACAGTTTCAAACGCAATCCGTTCCAAATAGAAACCGGTTTGCAGCGGCCAACAGCTCGGATCTGAACGCTAGGTTAAACCCAGCGCCGGCATCCGCATCCGCCTCCGCATCCGCATCCACCCTATCAAAAGAAGGGTTTGCTTTAGCCAATGCAGTGTTCCAGGCCTCCAATGCAAGTGACGCCGAAAACAAGGACGTTCTACTGCAAAAGTTAGACCACATCATCTCTCTGTTGGAAGACCAGCAAGATGAACAAACCGGTCACGTGACTGAGGAGTTAGTTTTATACTGTTTTTTAGGCGTGTTTATTATTTTCATCGTGGATTCGTTTGCGCGCGCGGGGAAATACGTGCGTTGAAGTCATGCATCCATTGACCGCAATTAAATTAAATGTTGTAATATTGTAAACACAACCATACAACAATAAAGTCAATGAAATACAATCGGGATATCGGTATTGTGTCTAGGCGCACTGAAATGTATGCATGCGGTCTCATTGCCAGTGCAGTCATTGTGGCGGTTGCATGCGCTTTTTACAAAAATGTAAAGGAATCATTTCAAGGCAACTCCAATCAAGGCAACCAAAGAAAAGGCAAATTAATGTTCAACGGGTCTTACCCCAGCGCTCCCGTGGTGTGCTTGGCGGGGAACAAGCATGTTCCGTGCACCGCATTTAGCAGCGGATAAATGCACGAACCCATTAATTCGCGGGTTTGTAAAACAGGTAGAAGTATTGATATTCTTTTTGTGCTTTGACAAGGTCAATTTGTCCAAGCATGTTAAATCCAACGCCGGCGGCCAGTTCAATGAACGTTTGCGGCGACGGCATTTTAAAGTTGCGCACGTGCTTGCGCGTCTTGCCCGTTTTGTCGTCGGTGAACACCTCCCGATACTGCACAAAATCATTCGGGAAAATTTGCACGTCGGACTTGTATTCAAAGTCGTTGAATTTCACCACGTTTTGCGCTTTGCTTCTGTTTTCAGCGGGCGACGAGGACCCCAGCAAACTGGCGGCATTGAACCGGCGCGGGTCCACCAAATGCAGCACAAAGTAGCCGCCCGGTTTCAGCCACGTGTAAATGTTGGAAAACAGTTTCTCCGTGTTGGGAATGTAGTACACCTCAAAGTTCATCATGGACACCAGCGTGAAGCTCTCCGGCTTGAATGACGACACCGCCGTGGGATCGCCCTTCACGATGTTCAAGTTCAGCTTGGGATTCGCTTTTTTTGCTTGCGCAATCATGTCGGCCGAGGATTCAATGCCGGTTATGTCGGTTACGCCGTGCTGAATGAAGGCATTCATGTAGGCGCCTGTTCCCGCACCCACATCCAGCGCAACCGTTTGATTGGATATGTCCGGGTATTTGTTGATGATTGTGCCCACCTCGTAAGCGTTGTTCACTGTTTGGTTGAACAGTTGGTCATGCACGGCAGCATAAAACGCGTCTTTCATGTCGGCGCCATTTTTCACAATGACGTTGCTGCTGCTGCTGCTGCTGCTGCTGCTGCTGCCGCTTTGCACGAAGGACTCAATGAATGATCCCGAATACGGGACAGGCTGCAGCCGAAGCTTTAGCCGCTGAAGTTTATTATAAGCAGACACCAGCAACAAGAACGTGATTGCCATCAGCAGCACGCCAAACCACACATTTTTTTCAATGGATTTGCAAAAAGTGTTGAATGCATCATTGATTGCGCTCATGTTATTGTGATGTTGCGATGGTGTGATGTTGCGATGGTGTGATGTTGCGACGGTGTGATGTTGTGATGTTGTGATGTTGTTATTAAATATATGTTATATTGTTATTTTTTTTAAATAATAACATAATAATTGCACATTCACTGGATTGTTTCTGAAGCCAAATGAATGACACCGAAATCAACGACATTCGCACCGAATTCAAAGGCATCACCTTTTCAAAATACAAGAAGCCCGATGCGCGCAAAGAGCTACTGAACTGCCTAAAAAATGGGAAAATAGAAGAAGCGTGTTACTGGACCGCCGAATTCGTGTGCGCGGGACACTACCAAGAGCTGTGGGACATCATCCTCACCTGTTTCGGCAAGCACATCCACTTGGCCAATCCCAAGCTGTGCATGTATTTGGAACTGCGGTACGACGCGTTCAAAGAAATCGTGGCCAACGGCTACATCGGAAATGAACTGCGCATGCGCAACAACCCGCGCATTCGCACACTGTTTGCCGAAATCGTGTGCGTTTTGTGCAACTCCAAAAAGAAATACAGTTTGGAAGGCATCAAGGTTAAGAAGGCCGACTTTGACAGCACCGCCATGACCGACAAACTGAAGGCACCCACCGTGTCGTACGTTAGTCCCGTGTTTCTGCCCGGCGATCCGAAAGAGCTCTACATTGCCATCAACGAATTTGCATTCCACATCTCTAAAGATTCCAAAAACAGTTTGCAGGCGTCTTACTGGCTGGAATGGGTCATGGAATTTGAACAATTATGCCGCAAAAAAAAACAGAAGTGCATGTGCGAACGCCGCAGCGCCATGCCCGTGGATTCCAAATTCCAAATGGACCCGATTTGGATCATGTGGGAACTCATTGTGGGGCAAGCGCGCGACGCCGCGCCGTTCATGCCAAAACTCATGCAAAGTCTACTTAAACTGTATTGCCTGAGATACACCGACGGGGTGAAAAAAAAACGGCGGTATTTGATTTACTTTGCGATTTGCTTGCTGACTGAACCGTTCATAATGACGCAAGAAATGGTCTCAAACAAGGAAACCATTGAGAACGTGGTGAAAAAAATAGACACGGTCTACAAACAAGTGAAAAAAAATGAAATTGCTCCCAAGACCGACTATTTGACGGGGGCAGGCGGCACAAAATCGGATTTAGATAAAACCATTGAAAAAATGGACAAACTGAATTCAATGAACACCGTCATTCGGTTTGCTTGAATCAGAAGATGGGGAAGAAGGAGAAGGAGAAGGAGAAGGAGAAGGAGAAGGAGAAGGAGAATAACTCATTGCAAACTCAAATATTCGTGCATATGAGTACATTTGGGACAACAATGCAATGGATTATGGGTTATGATTGCGTGATCTAATGTATATATTTTTATCTTCTTTTACATATATTGAATATTAAAGATCACACCACGTTGAATGGATTTAACACCTGCGGCACCACTTGCACCTGCATCTGCACCCTCGTTTGCATCCGACAACATGAACGATGAGTCTTCATCCATGTCGTCTCTGTTGATTCGCGGACTATTGATCGTGCTGCTTTTGGCGCTCATCGGATTCAATGTGTTCACTTATTTGGATGACATTGTGGAATGGTTCAGCAACACATTGGGGGCACCATTTCGTTCCGTGTCCCGGTTTTTGGGGTATGCTGTTGCCGACACGGCTCAAACCACCGTGGATGTGACAGCACAAGGCACCAAATCCGCAGTTGACATTGCTGCCGGTGCCGCAACCAGTGGAATTGACGTGCTTCAGCAAACAATTGGAGAAGGAAATCAAGCCAATCAAGCCAATCAAGCCAATCAAGCCAATCAAGCCAATCAAGACGCTTCACTGGAAAAGGCGCTGTCGCATGCGAAAAAACAGCCTCCGCAACCGGATGACGCAACTAGTCGCACGCAGCGAACCGGAAAATCCGGCTTTTGTTACATTGGAGAAGACCGAGGATTTAGAAGCTGTATTAAAGTGGGTGAACAAGACACTTGCATGTCGGGAGACATTTTCCCAACCCAAGCCATTTGCATCAATCCCCGTTTGCGACAATGACGCACATGAATGTAAATGCAAAACAATCCCGATTTTCAAAAAACAAAATCGTGTTAAAACAATATAAATGATTCGTATTATTAAAATACATAAATATTAATTTATAGCATTACTTTATAACCTTCAAACATGTCTGATTCTGAGGTTCCTGTACAACCTGAAGCGCAACCTGACGCGCAACCTGACGCGCAACCTGACGCGCAACCTGACGCGCAACCTGACGCGCAACCTGACGCGCAACCTGACGCGCAACCTGAAGCCGAAGTTCAAGCGCACTATGAATCGCTTGAAATGCCCGTCCCCCAAATGACCCTGGAGGAGCTTAATGATTTTTTCAACTCGGTTGAAATAAAACCACCTCACATTGTCTTTAATCAAGAACAGTATGACCGAGATTTGGCCGACGGATTAATCACTGCATCAAGAAGCCTTAATAATAGTCCCTATTTGCCCGCCGAACTTAAGGCTGCACATGGCGCAACGACCGTCAATGTTGCGCCCGCTGTTGGCAAAAAGAAAGTTGTGATTGCAATCACCATTGCACACAATTGGCCTGCCGACTACCTTCAAAAGTGTTTTAATGCCTTTTGCACAGTGTATGGAATTAGCCCTGTTCCAAGCATGGAAGTCATCAACTTAGGTTCATTAACCTCAAATGGAAACATAATTTTGGGCAACCCACCTCTTGCAACATCTCAAGAAGCAGCAGCAAATCAATCCATCATTGAGGCCATCAGCACTTACATAAACACTGGCACAAATGGAACACTTCTGTCAAGTGTCACTGGTATCACAACGTCGACCCGCAATTTGTTGACCGGCATCGCACGTTTTAATCACAGCGAAAATGCCGTTAAGGTTGGTTGGTTGGGTGAATTGATACTCAACTTTTGGGCAATTGCCATGAATCCAAATGCGCATTTTCGCATAATAAATGGCGCCAGTGCCATGGGAAATGATCTTTACAACACAGTTATTTATGCTTCAACCGACGCCAACTTTGCAAGTAATCAATATGGAACCACCGATTACATAAACATGTCGTGGGGAGACACAATCCCTGGTGGAGATCGCAAACATTTGGACGATCAAATATTCATTAACCCAAGAATATGTTATTTTGTAGCAGCTGGAAACACTCGCTGGGCTGGATATCCTGCAACATCAAACAATGTGATGTGCGTTGGTGGTGCATCTCTTTATTACGCGGTCAACGACCCAATCAATCTTCCCACAAATCCCAATGTAACACTGTGGGTTGGACCAACCATTAACCCAAACCCAAACAGCGATGTGAATACAGGAGGTGGAACCGGATTTTCACATTCCATTGCCGACGGTGGTGCATATGAAAGACCGGAGCATCAGTCAGGCACGACGAATGGTTTGCAAATCCTCACACAATCACAATACAACAACAATCGTCGTGTGTGCCCAGACATGTGCTCGCTTGCTGATCCTGTCACTGGGTTAACGATTTTGTTTGTGAATAGCGATGGTTCAAAGGTTTCATTGGTGCTCAGTGGTGGAACATCCCTCGCGAGTCCATTGCTTGGTGGGTTGTTTTCCCACCTGAGCCAACGAAGATACAATGAAGAGTTGACTCCATTGACCACCCGATTGACCGAGGTGGGGGGCGCCACTTTGACTGGTTCCGTCAATTTACAGAAGTTTCTTTACAACAATTTTCAATCCAATGTGGTGGGAACCATGTTTTATGACATAGTGTCTGGAACAACCAGACTCCATAATGACTATAGGTTGGGACCTAATAATGGGGCCACCTTCACAGCCAGTGCGGGTTATGATATTGCAACCGGCTTGGGATTTCCTCAAATGCAGAGCATTTCCAACATAATGTTTCCTTTGCAACCCGTGCAACAACCAGGACAACCAGGACAATCGGGCACTGGTTCTGCCACACTCGTACCGTCCGTAAATCCCCTTTTGACAACTTCCAAAATTACGTTCCGATTTAACATCCAATAACCGACTGCGGATCTACAACCGTCGGTTTCAAATGGATGGCTAAATGTCCAAATATTCAAATCTAATATTCAAGTGTATTCAATGAAATGCATGTGCAATAAACCATTGCACATGTATGTTTCACTAGGTAATCAATAAATTACGAACAAATTTCAGTGTAAGTGAGATTCAACAACGGACACAATTCTTTGGGATCAAACTCAATGCTATGTGCACGCGATGCGCATAATTCTTCTTCAATGAAATTGATGATTGGACACACCTTGTGAATGTCTTGCGTTTCTTGCGTTTCTTGCGTTTCTTGCGTTTGATTTGCATAGTACTCATTGTGCAATATGCGAACAGACATGGCATCGTCGCTCATCATTTTATCATGATGTTCGTGGCTGGAACAAAACGATGCATTGTATTTTTGCAACAGCACGCACAACTCTTGAACTGGGGAAGATGATGCATTGGAATTGGACACCGCGTGGCACAACTCATGATCCACAATGTCAATCAGCGGGCACAAATCACTCGGATTCAAAGAAGATGAAACAGGAATGGAAGCCATGATAGTATAAGAAAATAACAACATCAACGGCACAAAAGGAACAATTTTCATTTGCTAAATGTATATTAATTTATATGATATACATTTATGTTTATTTTATTGCATTCTTATTGCATTTTCATGGTTTAATTGTTTTGGAATCCATGGGCCATTTGGTATTGCCTGATGCATTCGTCACCTTCAATTTGTAATTGTACAGCGGCACGGTCGTGTCAACGCATATCTGAATTACAGGGCCCGGCACGTCGCAGTCACTCGTCAAAGAACAATGATTTTTCGGCCCATTGCAGTTTAATGACACCGTGCGCATGACGCCGTTGATGGGGATTTGTATTTCAGGCAGGTTGTCCACATTCGGATTCGTATACGTTTGCGTTTGCGTGGCCCATGATTTTTTGCGCGTGAGCGCATTGCGCGACGCCATGGAGTATTGCTGCGCTCGCGACATTTGTGCACTGTTTTTTTTGTATTTCAAAATCTCGGTCTTTCGTCTCTCGTCCAGTTTATATGTGCTGTAAGGGGGCAGGCCATTCATGCAAGCTTCATACCCGTAATTGCTATCACAGTTCGGACAGTTGTTTCCTCCAACGCGAGTCCAAACCCGCGGTGGAACGGGAACATACCCCACACCGCCGCACGCGCTGGTGCTTTGATTCCCCAACACAAACGGGATTGACATTTTGAAAGGGCGAGAGATATTCGGATTAAATTAACCCAATATTTAAATTACTTCCTTTTTCTAATGGATGCAAGGGTCAAAATGGTCAAAATTGTGATTGCAGCGACGCCCATGCACGTTCGCACCGTGGTCGCCTCTCTCACCGTTGCCACCGATGCGTCCTTCAATTCGTGCTGCAGTTCGGTCGCCAGGTGCGCCGCATTGGCCACGCTGGACTCCATTGACGTGAAACTGTACGAGCTGTTGCCGTTTTGCACGCCGCAATTGTACAAGTTTTCATGAGTGATGGATCGGTTCGGCACGTATCCGTGCGTGGTCGTCATAAAAGCGTGATTGAACGGCACCCAACGTCTCTCGTCTGCATTGTACGCACTCTGCGTTAAAAACTGGTAATCCGGTTCCGGCAAATTCGGGTAAATTTGTTTGAGCTGTCGGAACACTTCGTTCATCACGCCGCGCTTCTCGCCAATCTCGTTTGCGCTGACGCCCGAATGATCCGACGGCGCATCCGGCATGGTGACCACCGCCGAAATCACGGTCCGAGACCGCGGGTCAT